CCCGTTTTATTTTTTAACTAAAGGTTTCGGTTACTGCGCCCTTAGATACTGTGAATGTGAATGATACTGTCTGAGCATCAACACCTGAACCACCTGCGGTTGGAAACTCCGGCTTTACTGGAAACACGAATTGTGCTCCGGATGCAGCTGTGAGTGTCATGCTGATGTCTGTATCTGGTGCAGTTTCAGCAGCAGTCCATAGAGCCTCACAAACTGAGTTTGCCTTGCCCCAATCTGCCAACATATCCAACTGGAATGTTCCTGAAATGTTTGTGGTCTTGTAAGCCTCGCCCTCCATGGTCTGATAAACCTGACGCTCATTGACCTTGGTTAAAACTGCGTTTGTCGCCTGTGCTTGAATATCTGTTCCACCTGAAAAAGATAAACCAACATCACGACCGGTAATTACGACTGTTGCCATGATTTCTCCTTATATTGTTTGCGTGTAGTAGGTAGATACTCGAACATCTGCGATTAGCAGCGTTGATGCACCAACTTGAGTAACTGTCGGTCTTTCAACCGAGCTGACAATGTATCCAACCGGAATAACTGCCAGAACACTTATGATTAATTGCTCGATATTGTCGAGCGATGCCGGATTGCTGTTATAGGCAACGGCAACTGATATTGTAAAATTGATTTTGGCTCTTACATTGGTTTTGCTTATTGTTTCAAATTCTAGATATGGTGAATCAGGCACAACCACCACAGCTGGTGGAATAACTGTTTCAGGCACAAATGAATAAACATTTCCTGCTACAACTGATAAAGCGGTTGCTAAAGGTGTCCGGATCTGTTGGAGGATTGTTTCATTAGGCATTTAGAGAGCCATGCTTTCGGTGTCCATATATGAACCAAGCAAACCAACGCACTTATTGAAAAGTGATCGACCCATTCTAAATGGTGTTGGTGAAAAATCTACTCCTTCGATTTGTCCTCCGCCGGCAAGTCTTGCTTGAAAGACTTCGACTGAAACTGTATAGACGGCTGACTGAACAGCTGCGTTTCCAACATAAGTTGATGCGCCAGAAAGGGTAGCAACTCCGGATGGGATGACATTAGCCTCGAGTATATCGGCGTTAGTGATCGATGCTGAAAAGGTATATTGTCCAAGATTGTCTGCCAGCACAACTCTTGTTCCGTTGTAAGGTGATCCGCATCCTGTGATGACAACTGATTGCCCTTCGGTAAATTCATGAATTCCTAATGTGGTAAATGTAGCAACATTGTCTGACAATGAAGTTGCTTGAATTGGTGCTTTGAATGTTACAAGCATTGGCAGAATAACAGTTTCTGCTGTGTCAATAATTTGGTTCAAATAAGTATCGTTATACAAGGCGGATGACACACCAAGGACGGATCGCAACTCGGTGGCTGTAATTATGCTTGGCATGTCATCTCCTTACTCCCATTAATGGATGCCTAGGATCGGGAGCAACCCTAGGCACTCAGTTAAATTACGCTACTGATAGTTTGCGGAATGCTGCTGGGTAGCGATTAACTACTGCAACATAACCATATAATCCAATTTCCACACGACCATTGGCAACGATGTTTGCACGAATCTCGAAAGTTCCGGACTCATGGAATCGCATTGCTGCTGCTGGATAAACAAGTGCATGCTTAACATTTGCATTGTCACCTGTGTAGTTTGGATCAACGATAAGATCAAGTCCTGCGACTGTTCCGTTTGTTGAACCTTGTGTGATTAAGCCGGCAGCATTTTGTGGTGCTGCTGCTGCGAATAGTGGACGACCATCTGCAACTGCGCCAAGTAGTCCAGCGAAATCAACGCCATCCTCACCACCTGATGGTGCAACCAATAAGCGGTTTGGTGTAAAACGCATAACGCCATAAGCGTCTGCAATTCCGTCAGCGATTGCTGCATAGATTGTTGAACCTGTTGATCCTGCTGCTGCCTCTGATGCAATCTTTGCTGCATAAGCATCTGTCTTTTGTGCATAGCTAGCAGCCAACTCACGAATATACAGATCTAGGAATGATGGATCTGACCTATCAAGAAGCTCTTGATTTATGACCCCGGCGCCCGCAAACTTGACAACTGAATCCTCTTGAAAGGTGACAGTTGTGTCTGTTGAGCTGTATTCAGCACCCTCTGCTGTTAATGCAACAGTTGCTTGTGTTCCTAATAGCGGAGTAAAAATTTTCATTCCAGCAGCAGGAAGCGGTGCACGCTCAATGCTGTCAATGAAAGGACGAGATGAATCAATAATTCCGATAACATCACGCAAATAATTTGGTGGAACCATTCCTGTGTTCTCAGAAACAGTTGCGATCTGTAATGCTGCAACTAAGTCACGAGCATCGGTGTCGCCTTGAATCGCACGAACCTGTGCATTTAGATATTGTCCTGCTGTAACATTTGTATCAACACGAGGCTTTGTGTAAGCCATGTATTGTGCAGTTACAACTGGAGCCTGTGTCGCTTCTACCGCTTCGGTTGCGATAGGAGTTTCAGAAGTAATTTCTGACACTATGTTCTCCTTTGTTGTGGTTTCCTCAGCGGTTGCTTCGGAATTCTCTGGTGTTTGACTTGCTGCGACCTCAGCCACTCTTGCGCTGTCGATTGCTGGATCAGTTACCAAACTGACCTCTTGCAAGGAACTTGACTGGATGCGTAACACGCCTTCCACATTTTTCCATTCATTAATTTTTACGCCAACACTAAATCCATCACGAAGCCCTGTTGCAGCCTCCTCCAATGCGTCATCCGCACGAAAAGTCTTTGCCAAACGGAAGGTCGCTTCCAAGCCTGTATCTGTGGCAGTTATATCAATTAACTTGCCCAAAGGCTTTGTTGTTTGATGCTCAAGTAATAATTTGACAGGCTTTGAAAAATCAATGCTGTCTTTCTCAAATACAGTTAATCCTGCGCTAGTTGAACCTTGCTCATCCCAAGTTACAATTTTTCCTGAGATAGTTCGCTTGTTGGTGTCAGCAGCTGTTATTTCAATTGGGAAACTAATTTTCATCGAATTAGATCCTCCTCCTCTTGGATTTGCTCAACGCTCATTGCGCCAATGCGATTTAGGATTTCATAAACTTGCGCACGCTCTAAAGCAGATCCACGCAAGAAATCATCAATATCAAAACGAACTTCCATGCCATTTGGAACAAAATCTGCTTGGCTTAATCTTTGTTCAATTGCTGTAAGTATTGGGCGAAGTGAAAAATCAATTAATGCTTTTCTTTCGGCTGTCATGTTTGAATAAGTCATTGAAGTAGTTTCGGCAGATACGAATGAAGCCGGAATGCCTGAAGCCCTGCTGATTTCTAAAGCAAGGTACTGTCTTGCCTCATTGAGTTGAAGTTTGGCAGGATCAAAGCCTAATGCTTGTAATTCAACATCAGCATTTAAGAATGCAGTTGCTCTTGTTGATCTTGACACTCTCCATGATTCTAAAAGTTTTGTAATTCGCTCAGGAGTAAGGTTTGTGCCATTTGATTTTAACACCATTTGTGGCATTGGCTCTTTTGCATACATCTCAGCTGCTTTTTCTAATTCTGCTGCTGCTTTAATGGTGCGACCTGCTCGATTTAAGATTCCTTCATCAAGTCCGTTGAATACAATTAAACTGCCCAAACCATACGGCGGTAATCTTTTTCCATCTAGTGTGTAGTATTCGATTTCGGTTGAATTGCCATTTAATGAAGCAAAAACTCTATTTGGTGCAACTCTTGTCCATGCTCTAATTCTTGAAGCATCGGTTGCTGAGTAGGCGTCCAAAATAATTCCATAGCCCACCCCGTATAGCAAAATATCTTCCGCCAACCAAGCGTAAATTGCTGAACCTGCAACTCTTGGATCTGGTTGCATAATTACTCTGTTTGGTCTTATGTGTTCATTTGTAAAATGATTGTATTGCTCAAGCGGTAAAGATCCGACAGTTGAACAAATTATATTTCTTGCACGAGCACCGGAAGGAATAGCCATATACTGTTCACGAGTTGCGGTTGTAGTACCAAATAAGATTCCGCCAACTAATTGCTGAGAGTTGTAAGGTGCGAG